TACTATTATCTATTTCAAGATCTTTAATATCATCTAAAAGTTGTATAGATGCTTTATATTCTTCATCAGTAATCTTCTTATCATTTACATTTATAATTAAAGCTTCATATGTAGGATTTGAATTATATTTAGAAATGAACTCTTGAACTTCATTGAATAGTAAAATAGTTTCTCTTGAAGAGAAATACTCTGATTTTATAAAAGGTAAAACTTTTCTAGAATACTCCTCATTTACTATTAGACTCTTCAATATCAACTGTTCCAAATTCATGAATTTTTTTCTCCTGTTCAAGTTTCTTAATCAATATTGAGGATAAAATATCACCAATATATTGTTTGAAATCTTCATCATCTTCTAAGATAGTTTTATCTAAATCACTATCAAGAATCTCGTAATTAAAACTTAGGTATGCTTGTCCATCCGTTTCATCAAAATTAACATTACCATACATATAAATTGTGTTTTCATATTCACCATCAAGTATCTTTATTGATGCATATTCATTATCATATGGAACAAAAGAATAGTCAACTCCTTCTTCATATATATTCATTATTCATCTCCTTCATCTGATGATTCAATATGAACAATTTCAGAATCATCTTTAATTATTGAACCTGAAGATATTGCATATTTTTCATATACTGCATTCTTAAAAGATACAGAATTCAAAATAGAATCCCAAAAATCTTTATTCATAGTATCCTTTAATCTATATAACTTATCTTCAACTTCTCCACTATCAACATTAATTTTTGAATACCAACCAACTTTAGGTTTTGTACAGAAACCCAAATCAAGAGCAATATCCATCAAACCAGACCATCTTGAAATACCGTTTTCAAAAGAAATATTAACTGGAATCTTGGACTTTTCCTTAACATATCTAGACTTTTCTACGTTAATAATAAAGTTATATCCACTAATTTCAGTTCCATCTTTTTCTTGCTGTCTTCCAAGAATGTAGATATTATCTGCTGAATAATAAGAACCAGTGTTATGTGTTACTACACCATTCTTTAAAATATAGTGTTCAGCATCTTTAACTGACAAATCAAACACTTTTTGTTTTCCTACAGGTTTAATTGATTTAATTTTCATAATTTTGGTTTCCTTTTACAATTTTCATTATGCCACCTAGTTAGATTAGATGGTGTAGTAATAATTTCACAATATTCACATTTATATTTTATCTCTGGGGATAATTTTCTAGGATTAACCCATGCATAGTCATCACATCTAGAATCATCAAAAGGTACTCTAACTATCTCTTTTGTATATATATTTTGAAGCATAACAAGACCTTTTCTACCTATTTTAGACTTATGTTCAGTAGTCTTTTTTCTTTTCGCTACAGAGTTAACCCATTCTTTAATCTGTTCTGGTGTTTTATAACATTTTCCAGAATGAATTTTAGAAAGTTTTATCTTCGTTTCCTCTGTATGATTCTTGCCAAAAAAATTGTTACCTGAACCAGAATATTCTTCTGATAAAATACGATTTCTTTCTTTTTTACAATATTCAAAAAGATGAGAATTTATAGATCTTTCTTTCTGACCAATTCCAATTACACTCATACAATGCCATGCATGAGCAAGTTCTTTAGTTTTATAAATTTTGTATAATAACCAATGAGCTAGATAATGTTGTCTAGCAGTTAATTCTACTAAATTATTAAGACTATCATCCCCAAACATACACTTTGGTATAATATGATGTGTTTCTTTATATAAGTCCGATTTTGGATTGTCTTTTGCATCTTGTATAAGATTGTTATAAATTTTAGAATAGTTCATAGTTACCTCCTATAAACTATTTATAAAATTCTGAATCTTAATATACTACTGACTCCATACCTACAATCAGATCTTTAGCTTCAACCCAAACATCACCAATTAAAAATTTATGTTTATCTGAACAAACTACTTTAAATCCATCTTCAAATTCAATTTCAAAACATTCAGGTTCACCTTCATCTAAAGTATCTGGATTCCAAACAGAAGTTACTTCTTTATCACCTTGTAAGGTTTTTACAATATCACCAACTACAAAATCCTGTACGGGTTTAACTCCTTCTGGTGTTTGAATCATAGTATCTTCAACTACACATCCACCACCAACAACATCCTTTGCATACAACTCCATAGTTTTGTATGTATGATTAATAACAACCATAGGAATATCTTTTAGAGTAAGGTGTGGTGTAACCATTCTAAATAAACTCTTAACTTGCTTTGCTCTAGTCATATCAGCAGCAGATTTTCCTTCAAGAGCATCGTCTACTTCCTTCTTAGATGCAAGATTACCAATAGAGTCGATAAGAACAATAACCTTATCTCCTCGTTCAATATTATTGATCTGTTGCATTAGATCAAACTTCAACTGTTCAATGTCTGTAATTGGTGTATGGAAAACTCTTTCCAAATCAATTCCAAATGATTGGAAATATGATTGCGGAGATCCAAATTCAGAATCATAGAAAAGCAAAACTGATTCTGGATATTTATCCAAATATGCTTTTGCCATCAATAAAGAAAATCCTGTCTTAAACATTTTTGAAACTCCAGCCCACATGGTAAGACCTGAAGTAAATCCTCCATCAAGTCTTGCTGATAAAGCAAGATTAATTACAGGAACTGATGTGGATACCATTTCTTTATTATTAAAGACTTTCGATTTAGAAAGGATAGCCGAATCCTTAATTGTGCTTGTTTTTTTAAGTTTTTCAATTAAACTCATATTATTCTCCTTTTTTAATGAATGGTTTTATTTCTAGATTCTCTCATACTTTCTAGTATATCTTCTTCATAATCTTTCATACTTAACATAAGATCACCAATATCTATCTTATCAATTAATGCATTTTCAAGATCAAACACTAGTGCCATTTTTGATATTTTATTAAACATATTATTAACATAATTTACAGTTTCTAAAACACAATCATCTACTTCATAATTAGTAATATTTGTCATTATTACAATTGCCCTACTTTCCTCTATACTTTGATCTCTTCTACCATCTTCTAATAAGAAGACCAAGGCACTTTGATAAACAATTCTTTCATATTCATCTTCAACCTCGTATATATGAATTGATACTAAAGATGTTGAAAATATTGCCCAATTTGGGATTGTTATTTTATTTAAATTTTTCATATATTATATTAAAAGAAATCATCAATGGAATTACTTCTTTCCATTTTCCATTTTGCGGCTTCAACCAAGGGCATCATAGGTTTTAAAAATCCTTTTTCGTACATTAGATTATAGTCTATATATTGCTCTAAGTCAAATTCTTTTGGAAATTTATCTGGATAAGCTATAACATTTTCATGTGTTGGGTTAGGTAATTTTAAGTAAACATACTTAATTTTATCACCATCTTTAATAGAAGTTAGCTTTTTATCAAGATTCATATCCATCAATATTTTATTATATATTAAACTAGCTCTAACATAAATTGGGGTTCCTTTGGAATATATAGTTGAAGAATTTTTATATTTGTTAATACCATTAACTCCTTGAGGAAATGATATTTGATCTATAGTAAGATTGCGATATTCCTTTTTGAAATTCTCTACATAATCAATCAACTGATCTTCATCCCCAGATAAGAATATTTGTAGGCAATTCTTCAAAGATTTTTTAATCTCTTTTGGTGTTGTTGACTTAACAACTTCTAATCCTGTTACTTTAAGCTTTGGTTCAGAATATATAACTCCTTCATTAGAATATACCAAAAGAGCATATCTCTTTTTAGCTCCTGTCCATATTCCAGAAGAACAAATCTTTTCCAATTTAAAGAAGATTTTATTAGAATAAGAGTTAACATAAGTCGAAAGATCATCAGTAATTGAATATACATAAGGCTGAATCTTCTCAACTGCAACCTTATTCAAAAATTCTGTGATTTTTCTAGGATCTGTTATTTCCTTTTTAACAGTTTTATTAACTAATTCTTCAAGAGTTAAAAGGATTGAGTCTGTGTCAATTCCAAGAACAAAATCTTTATCCTTAGTTCCCAAAGTAGTATTTAGGTATTTGTTAACATTGTCTTGAACAACCCTAATAGATAACTGACCTTCTAGAGTAATGGCTTCAGCTAATCTAACATCAAAAAATCTAAAAAATTTAGTTCCCATACACCCATACAAAGAATTCAAAGAAAGTTTCTTTGCTTGTTGTAATGTATCATATTTAGATATCTCATATTCCAAATCCTTTTGTTTCTTTAAAAGATCTGGATTGGAATTTTCTTTCAATTCAGAACAAATCAATTCATATTCCTTTTCAGCTTTAATTTTCTGAGATTTATAAGTCTGACGAACAGCAAAAACATCTTCAACAATCTCTGTTAAGAATCCTTTTATATCGGTTCTAAAGAACTGACCATTTGGTGTTATAGTAACATTCATCTCTTTAAGTTTATCAAGATTTACTTTCTTAGATAATAGAGAATTAACATTTATTCCTGATGAAATAATATTTCTCATTTCTTCAGTGTAGTTTTCTGGATTTACTATTGTCTCTGGACTAATATTTTTACCCATAATAATACTAGGATATAGTGATGTTGCGTCTAAAGTAACAACCCATTTATGCAAACCAGCAATAGGTTCTTTTACAAAAGCTCCTTCATATCCAACATCTTCACCAATCTTAATCATAGGAACTTGTATGTTTTTTTTCTTTAGAAAATCATATATGATAGAATCCCACATTCTAGTTTGTGTAAAGATATCTTCATAGTTAGTTTTTGAGTCATATGCTAGGATTAAAGCCAAACTCAACAACTTACACTTATTATCAAGAGATTCGATTAGCTTAACATCTTGTATGTTATATTCAATAAACTTTTGAAAATCATTGATATATAAATTATGAAGAGAACCTTCATAATCAACTTTACTTTCCCCAATTTCAACATTAACTATGGTATTAAGTTTATGATTTTCTTGAGAAGTTCCACCAGGTTGATACTTTTTATATAAGGTAACATAGTCTAATGTAGAAATTCCAATGATATTATATGAAATCTCTTCACGCATAAACTTACCACCAACAACAATCTTGTTGGTTTTATCTCTAATAATTCCCCACGGAGATAATCTTTTAGTTTCCTTTTCTCCAAGAATCTTTCTAAACCTATTCACAACATACGGAATATCATATCCATCAATATTCCATCCTGTCATAGCATCAATACTCTCACTTTCCCAAAATTCTAAGAAAGTTTTACATAAAGTATATTCATCTTTACATCTAAAATATTTTACATCGTCAGGAGCATTAAATTCATTATATCCCCATACATAGGTATTAGGTTGTCCAAGAAATTTTATAGAAATAGATATAATAGGCTGAAAAGGATTTTCTGGATAAGAAAATCCGCCATCATCTGGATCTGAATTAACTTCGATATCGAATATAGCTATTTTTATCTGTCTAATATCCCAATCAATAGGATCTTTAAAAACATCTGAAATAAAACAATATTGAAATCTATCATTACCATAGATTTTAAAGTTTTCTATAGCTTCATGTTTTTTGATGAATTCCTTAGTTTTTCTAATAGAACCCTTCTTTATCTTCTGAAGATATTCTCCAGTTAGAGTTTTATATTTAGATTCGGAATTAGTTGGTATGAATAGAGAAGGAGAATAAGGGACTTTTGTTTTTACTCGTCTACCATTTCTATATCCTAAATATAGGATATCATCCCCTAAAATTTGGACATTTGTGTAAAAATTAGACATTATATTACTTATAAAATAAAAACCCCTCTTGTTACAGAGGGGTTGTTGGATTAAACTACAATATTTGATTTTGGTGTTATGAGGCCACTGCCAAACATACTTCTGTATTGGTTTACAAATTCATTTCCAATCTCAATAGGTTTAATTATAACATGATCTTTGTGAAATCTCAAGCTATAATTTGCTCCACGATCAGCATGAATAGGATAAGGAACAAATCCAAAAGAAGGTTGATTTGAGTTTTTTGTTGGAATAATTAACAACTGAGCAGGTTCTTCTACAACATACTCATTAGTAGAGTCATCAAATGTAATATCTCCTACAATATCTTCATTAGTAATTAATCTCAAAGAACTAATAGACATATCATACCCCAGAATCTTCAGGGGTTTGAATAGCTGCTCTTAAAGAAGTTGAATCAACAGGAATTACAACCACTTCATTAGAAATTTGACCTCCTACTTTTTCTTTCAATGAATTTATATAAAGATCTTTATCTTCTTCAGAACTAAATGGAGAAGTATCAGCATAGATCAAAAGTTTATCTTCTTCAGACATCTTTAGAAGAGAAAAATCAATCCCTGTATAAGTAAATAAAATTTTCCCTCCTGCTTCTGAAATACTATTTAGAGTTTCATTGTCTCTAGCTTCAGCCAACCTTTTCAATGCTTGTTCTTCAGTACATCCAGTAATATCTACTTTTACAACAAGAACATCACCTTCACCAAGATTAAATTTTTCCAAAATTACATTTGCACTTTCAATTTCATTTTCCATATTTCCTCCAATTAAGCTTTTCTATATTTCATTTCATATTTTATATTTTCAGGAGTAAACCACTCTCTTAACATATCAATTACTATAGTTTCATCAAATGATTTACAAGAAAATACATCAAAATACAAATCTCCGTTATGGTCCATAAAATGTCCCATAATATTTGATGTTTGAATAAACTGTAAAACAGTCCATCCAGTTAAGTCTCCTTCTCCGAAATGGAGAACTTGAGGATCTCCAAAAGGAACCATGTCAATATTTTTTACTAATTCCTTAGTAAAATCAGAAATATAAACAGGGTCTTTGCTCTTAGATAAGTCGCAACCCTTAACATCTAAAATAAGATGATATCCCCAATAATCTTCCATTAGCGTAATCTCCTAAAACATTTAATATAAAATATTATTTATAATAATCTAGTTTATTAACAGAGATTCCAAATTTCTTTAAAAAATCAATACCTTCTGTACTTTTATATTCTGTTGTATAATAGAATTCAGATATTTTAGCACCATATATCAATTTAGCACAATTAATACAGCAAGAATGAGTACAAAATAAAGAAGCACCTTCAGAAGATTCATGAGAAGATGCTATCTTCATCAAGAGAGCCTCTTCAGCATGAGATACATAAGGTTTTGTTTTTAAATCATATCTACCAATAATAGGAGATTGAAGTTCATTATGAAATTTCTCATCACTATATTCAATGTGAGGCCATGTCTTTTCTATAAATTCAACATCAAGCCAAGCACCAGAATCTGGATTCATCCAAACTTTATCTTCGCAATTATTATTCCATCCTCTAGGAGTTCCATTCCAAGAGAAAGAAATAATATTATCATTCTTAACTAAAATCGCACCAACTTTTAATTTTTCAGCATAGGACAATTGAGCAGTCCTATG